ACCAGGATCTGATAATTCTTTCGACTTAGGTACTGCTAATGATCGTTGGAGAAACCTATACACTACTGACCTTCAACTATCAAATAAAGGTTCACAAAACGATGTGGATGGAACGTGGGGTAATTACACGATTCAAGAGGGTGAAAGTGACCTCTTCTTGATAAATAATCGCAATGGTAAAAAGTATAAGTTTAACTTAACGGAGGTTTCATAATGGGAATTTATATAGGAGGTACTGGATCAGCTAATCATCTAGATGATTATGAAGAGGGCGATTTTACTTGGACAATGGATGATTTAACTAATTCACCTACGATTTGGAATAATACAGGTAAGTATGAAAAGTATGGAAGGTTAGTTCATGTTCAAGGTCATATTCAAATAGGAGGTACTAAACCAACATTTAGTACTATAACTGGTACTTTTAAAGTAAGTGGATTACCTTTTGCACACACTAATGGTGTCGGTTATAGTTCTGCTCTTGGGAAAGTTAGGTGGTCACAACTTGAATGGGTCGGACCTTCTCAATCTTCTTATGGTCACAACGATGACACACAATTAAGTTGTGGTATACAAAACCAAACTAAAATAGTTTTCAGTACTTGTGGTCAAGGTGTCTACTATGTTGGGGATTTACTTAAGAGAGCAGTTCATAATGCTCATGCTTGGAATTTAGAGTGGGATATATGGTACAGAATTGCCTCATAAATATTACTAAATATTATTAACAATAAAAATTTAAAATGGCACTTTCAGAATCAATTGAATATGATAAAATAGAGATTGTTGGTGAGTACAAGCTAGTGCAGGTACGAAAAGCTACGGTAATAAAAAAAGATGGTAAAGAACTTTCAAGAAGTTTTAATAGATTTGTTCTTGATCCTGGTACATTAGATGAATCAGATAATTTAGTTGAAAATACATTAACAAAGGAAGTAGATGGAGTCACAGATCTTCCAGACGAAATAAAAGCAATATGTAATGCTGTATGGACTACATCAGTTAAGAACGCATGGAAAGCATTCTTAATTTCTGAGAAACCATCATCATAAATTAATAACTTCCTAAATATAATTACCTACATCGGAACTTGCGTGGTACTTTAGCAAGGAGATAATAGGGGAAGAATTTTACACCGAGATGGACGATATCCAAAAGGAACTTAAAGAAGTTCAAAAAAAGATAGACGACATAGAGAAAAAACAAGAAATGTTAAAACGGATACAGGATTTAGACCGTTTACGTGAGGAAAAGCAAGCAAAACGACCCACTGGACATTCTCATTAAAAGTGATATAATACATAATAGGAAACAATCCACCATGAAAAAATTAATAAAAGACTTTCCAATTACAACAATAATAGAAGAAACTAATCGTAATACCTATACTAAGGATGAGGTTAATGCATTGATTAGTGCTGCTATAGAAAGAGCAATTGATGAAGCAAAAAAGATTGATGAAGAGTCAATGGCAAAGCATAATCGTGATGCAACTGTCATCAGTATGATACTTGGATTTACTACTCTTGCATTGTTTGTAGATGGATTGTTAAGAATGCTAGGTATTATCCCACCATTCATGGAGATTGATATTAATATTTTGGATAAGATAGAAACTGATATTATAGATAAGATAAAACAAGTTCCTATTCAAAGATTATTCCAAAGATAATGAACGACATTACAGTTTTCATATATGTTATGGGTTTTGCAGCAGTGTTTGGCATGACCTGTGTGTATATGTTTATGATGATGAGATCAACATTAAACTCTTTTGATAGAACACCAGTAAAATCATATGGTGATGCGATGAGACCATATAAAATACCTGCACCTCACCCAGAGATGGAAGGAATTAAGTATGGTGAAGAGTTGTTAGTGTTTAATCCAGAAGATCAAGAAGATGATGACGATGATGACGGGGATATTATAGTGAGAGCTTGACAGTGGGAAAAGAACCTCTTATAATGACGGAGTAAACCGTTATAGAGCAATGACTCTTACCACTAAATTTAAGAAAGATCTAAGCACACTCCGTGCTGCAGCAAATAAGGAAATATTTTTGGATGTAAAAAATCCAAAATTATACAAGAAAGTTAGAAGATATTACGAAGGGTTACAATATATCAATTTAGAGGGTGAAGACCCTGACGCAGACTACAATGCTGTGATAGAATGTCTTATAGAGGACTTAGAACTATGATTGAAGTATTATGTCAAAATGATCCATACAGGTATGTAAAGATGCCTGATCTCTTGGAGAATGGTCAACCAGATTATCGTATTCAAAAATGGAACAATCACAATGGGTATAAAGATATGTACCTTTGTGATAATTTCATGCAGTTCAAAACTGCGATTGAAGATTTTGAGTACACAAAGTGGTTAGATCCTGCAGGAGTCCCTTGCTACGTTTGTGATAAATAAGTGAGAGTTATTAATTATTATGTCAATTTATAAAAGCACAGGAAAGGCAGCTAAGTCTGCAAGTGGTGCATCAATGTCAAAATATGATGTTGAAGTAGAAGCACGTTTACAAGCTTTAGAAAAACAAGCACATCCAGTGCCTACAGGAGCAACACAGAAAAAAGTTGATGATAGACTCGCAGCACTAGAGGCAGCAATACATACACATGATGGTGGATCATCAGACGCAACACTTGAAGATAAGGTTTCAAAAATCACTGCTTGGTTAGAACAAAATACATCTTTCTACGGACATTAATTATTATCAACCTTTATAATGAGAAAGTTTGAATTTAGACCTTGGGGTTGGTTTATTACTCTTGATGAGGGTAAAGGCTACAAGGTAAAAAAAATCTATCTTAAACCAAACACTAAACTGTCATTGCAGTATCACAATCATCGTGATGAGCATTGGACAGTAGTGGATGGTTCTGGTAGTGCAGTTGTAAATAAAGATACTTTCGATATGAAGGGTGGTGATGATTTGTTTATTGGAAAGACATCAGTTCATCGAATGATATCAGGTTCTGATGGTGTTACTTTTATAGAAGTGCAAAGAGGTAAGTGTGATGAGAAGGATATAGTTAGACTTGAAGATGATTATGGTAGAGTTGACAAACGACCATAAATTTCTTATACTAAATACATTGATCGACTATTCATATAGGATATGAGAGAGTACAAAAAAACCGCACTCGTTCTTGGTGCAGGTGGATTTATTGGCAGTCATATGGTTAAAAGACTGCGTAAAGAAGGATATTGGGTAAGAGGTGTAGATCTAAAATACCCTGAGTTTTCTAAGACAGAAGCAAATGAATTTATTTGTGGAGACCTTAGAGATGTAGAAATTGTTCGTAGAGTCATTCGTTTCGGTGGATACAGAGGCAATTACTATTCACAAATTGTGGATAAGTTTCTAGAACCATTTGATGAGATATATCAGTTTGCTGCTGATATGGGTGGTGCAGGATTTATATTCACAGGAGAGAATGATGCAGACATTATGCATAACTCTGCTTCAATCAATCTAAATTTATTAGAAGAACAAAAGAAGTTAAACAAAGATAAGGATACAAATATAACAAAGATATTCTATTCTAGTTCTGCGTGTATGTACCCAGAACATAATCAACTAGACCCTAATAACCCTGATTGTCGTGAAAGTTCCGCATACCCTGCTAACCCAGATTCAGAATACGGTTGGGAGAAACTCTTCTCTGAGAGATTATATCTTACTTACAATCGTAATTATGGTATCCCTGTTAGGGTTGCACGTTACCACAACATCTTTGGACCAGAAGGAACATGGGATGGTGGAAGAGAAAAGGCGCCAGCAGCAATCTGTCGCAAAGTGGCTCTCCTCCCGATCACGGGTGGATCAATCGAGGTGTGGGGAGATGGCTTACAAACTCGTTCCTTCCTGTTCATTGATGAATGCATCGAAGCAACTTGGAGATTAATGCAATCAGATTTCATGGGACCTGTAAATATAGGTTCAGAAGAGATGGTTACAATTAATGAGTTGGTAGAAACTGCTGCTCGTGTTGCTAGTAAAGTAGTACAGAAGAGACACAAACTTGATGCACCTCTTGGTGTTCGTGGACGTAACTCAAACAATGATCTTGTAAGAGAGAAACTTAATTGGGATTATTCACAAACATTAGAAGAAGGAATACGCAAAACATATAACTGGATATGTTTGCAAATATACAGCACACAAGAAAAAAATGTGCTACAATCACAAGAAGAACTTGAATTATTAGCCTCTGGATAAAAATGATACGAATTGATAGTTATGAAGATCTAACAGATGATATTGTTAGATGGTTAAAAGATTATTATTGGCAACATAGTATTGATGCATTTGTAGTAGGAGTATCAGGTGGAATTGACTCTGCTGTTGTCTCCTCACTATGTGCAAGAACAGGACTACCAACTTATGTTGTGTGTATGCCTCTTGAATCTAAATTTACAAATACAAAACTCTCTGATGTTCATTCAAAGGGACTTGCAGAAAAGTTTGATAATGTAAAAAGAATTGAAGTAGAACTATCAAGTGTATATGATGGTTTTATTAAATCAGTTGAATGGTGGTCTGAAGCACAGCATTTTAATAAGAGAGAATTTACTGCAAGTGCACACGCAAATGCGAATACTAAATC